TCTCGACGTGTCAACAGAGAGGCAAAAAATTTTTTCTGTACAAAACTCGCACCTATATGCGAGCTTTGTACAATTTTGTCGAAACTTTGGAGGCGTATTGCGTTGTGTGTAGGATATACCTCGTGTCATAATAGGGGCAAAAACGCTTTTTTGCTCAAATTCAGCCTCAATCTTCCTTCTGAGCGAAGATGTCGGCAAATACCCATTCAATTTCAATGTGTTCGGTTGTAGTGACGATTACTCGGTTGATTGCATCATACAGATGCTCACGGAGACCGGCATCATAATCGGCTACAATCTTTTCAGCTTGGGAGAGTTCGGACTTCTTTTCTGCCTCTTGTGCTTTGGCTTGAAGCAGGGTCCGGTACTCATTCTCAAGCTGTTCTTTTTTGGTCTGCAGGTCACTAATCTGCAAGGTGATTTGGTCTTTGGTTTTGATGAATGTCTCACGGCTGATTTCACCGGAGCGATACGCTTCATAGCGTTCTATCTTTTTGCTTTGGAGCTGTGCCAGTTCCTTTTCGACCTGCGTGATTGCTTGGTAGCACTCCACGCTCGGAGATACCTTTTCCTTTACAGGTGTAGGTCTGTTCTGCTTCACAAAGTTAATCTGTGCTCGCAGAGCTTCTACGAGAATATCTTCCATTTCGCTTCGCTTCAAGCGAATGTCGGCACACTCGCTCTCGTGCTGATATTTGGCAGATACGCAGGAATAGTATTGGTCGGAGCCGTAGGTCTTGCGGAGCTTTCTGCCACAATGAGCACAGTAATACACTCTGTCGGGCTGTTCAAGAACGCTCTTTTTGACCTTCTTGGGATTACGGAGCATTTCATTTGCCAAGTCCCATTTCTCACGAGAGATAATAGCTTCGTGAGCATCGGGGGTAATAATCCATTCCTCCACGGGAACACGCCTTTGGTTCTTATCACGGATATGACGGCTTTCCCTTGTGTGGTTGGTCATTACGCCTGTGTACTTGATATTGCGAATCATATAGGCAATACGAGGGTGCGTCCATTGAGGTTCGGTCTTTTCCTTACGACGAACGCCTTTGTGCTCCTGCGGAGTCGGTACGCCTCTGGCATTGAGACTTGCGGCAATCTCGCTTGTGGACTTGCCTGCGATAACAGCATCGAATATCTCACGGACAATCTCTGCTGCAGGCTCGTCAATAATCATCTTGTGCTTGTTTTTGGGGGATACTTTATACCCATAGGTAACACAGGTGATGAACTCGCCCTTTTGCTGTTTCAAACGCATAGCGGTTTTCACTTTGGCAGAAAGGTCTTTGCTGTAATAGTCATAGACCAAGTTGCGGAAGGTCACGTCCATACCGGCGGTCTTGCCAAGGTGGTTGAAGCTGTCGTAATTGTCGTTGACCGAAATGAAGCGAATACCCAGGAACGGGAAAATGTGCTCCAGATAGTCGCCCACGTCGATATAATCACGACCGAAACGGGAAAGGTCTTTTACAACGATACAACCGATTTCACCTTGCTTGGCAAGCTCAATCATACGCTGAAAATCGGGACGGGAGAAGTTTGTACCGGAGAAACCGTCGTCGCAGAACTCCAAACGAGGGAGCTTGCAGAGTTCGGGGCTGTTCTCGATATGACCGACGATAATACGTCTTTGAGCCATAATACTGTTGCTCTCGTCCTTGGCGGCATTACGCCGAACATCTACATCTTCCTGCGACAAACGCAGATAAATTGCTACTGCCTTTGGCATTATGCCACCTCCTTCTGTAGTCTTTCTGTCGTAGTGAGCAGTTCTTTGAACTCCTCCATATAATTAAATGTAATTTCCAGAGAACCGTCTGCGTGGAACTTGATAAGTTCTACGCAGGCTGTGAGTATCCCTTCGGTCAGCTCGGTTGCGTTTGCATATTCTTCTGTGATAGCCGCCCAACGCTTTGAACCGACAAGCTGTTCCTCGGTGTCTCTTTCGTCCTGGCTGTACTTTGCGAGCTGTCGTTCAAGCTCTGCAATTTGGGCTTGATACTTTTCTTTCTGAACGAGATATTCTTCATCGGTCAGAAGCCCGTCCTTCATATCTACATAGAGTGTAGCGATGGAGGAATTGAGGTTCTTGATTTTGAGGTTCAAAGAACGCTTTTGTCTCTGTCTTTCGGCACCGCTGTTGATTGCTTTTTTCTGTGCCAACAGCATTTTGATGATGCTTGCGGAATCCATAAAGACGTTCATTTGGGTACGGATAGCGTGGAACACAGCTTCATCCATTTCAGCCTTACTCTTTCTTTTAGCGTTGCAACCTCTGTCGCCGTGCTCGGCGTGGGTCGGACACTTAAAGGTGAAATAGACCTTATCTTTCTTGGTACTGAAAGAACGGACGAGCTTAATTCTTGCTCCGCAATCTGCACAGACGAGCTTTGCACCATAGATGTTCTTTTCTTTCGGAAGGTGGTCATACTTGCCGTGGTTCTCCTTGGAGGTTCGTGCGGCAGCATCATTGATTGCCTGTACCTTGTCGAAAAGCTCCTGGCTGATGATAGGCTCGTGAGTGTTGTAAACAACAACCCAATCTTCTTCATTGACACGGCTGAACTGAACGCCTTTGTAGAGGCATTGAGTAGTCTTACGCTGTGCCATATGTCCGAGGTAGCCGATGTCTTTCAGAATATCGGTAACAATGTGCTTGTTCCAGAGGATAGTGCGTTTCTTCTGATTATTATTGGTGACGATACCACGGTCGGCTTTGTACTGCCCCGGAGACGGGATACCCATTTCATTGAGCTTCTTGTTGATACCCATATAGCTCATACCCTCGCTACGCCACAGATAAATCTGCTGAACGATGGGAGCAGTTTCGGGGTTCACAATCAGCTTGTTTTTGTTGTTAGGGTCTTTCAGATATCCGTACTTCTCCCAAGCACCGATATACTCGCCATTCTCCATCTTGGTATTCAAAGCCGAGAACACTTTTCGGGAAATGTCTCGTGCATAGAAATCGTTGATGATGTTGGAGAGCGAAGCAGCCAGTTGAGCGTTGTTATTGGTTGCTTCGGAGTCGTAGTTGTCGTTGACGGCGATAAAACGCAAGCCGAGGAACGGACAGACCTTTTCCAAAAACTCGCCGGTCTCAACGTAGTTTCTGCCGAGACGAGAGAGGTCTTTTACTACAACACAGTTGACCTTGCCCTCACGGACAGCATCCAACATACGCTGAAATTCGGGTCTCATAAAGTTCGTGCCGGTGTAGCCGTTATCGGTGAAAACAGCCACTTTACGCATCGTGGGGTCGTTTGCGATATACTCCTCCAGGAAAGCGATTTGGCTGTCCAGAGAATCGGATTCCTTTCCGTTATCCTCAACGGACAGACGGGCGTAGATTGCTACGTTATATAATACTGTTTGCTCAGTACGAGATTGACTGAGCGACGGTTTTTGCTGTTTGCGGGATGTTCTTGCCATTCCAGCCAACCTCCTTTATAGAAATAATGGTACACTTGGACTGTCTCTGCTTCTGCAGTTCCAGATATTCAAGAGCTGCGGCAAATTGGTCTGCGTGTCTAAAACGAACGTGGATTTCTTTTTGGTCGTTAATCTCTACACGCTCAATCAAATTGACGATTGCGTTGCGTGTCAGCTTGTCTATGTTTTCATACTGTCTGAACTGAGCGAACCAACCCTGGGCATCGGTCAAGCCGTTCTCAACGGCATTACGCTGACCCACAAGGCGGTTGATTTGAACCTTAATGGAGTCGATGCGGTCATCGTAGTCCTGCTTGAAGGAGAAGTATTCTTCCTTGGAAATCAAGGCTTGCTTCAAATCTTCGTAAAGGCTCATTTTGAGAGTGGTGTACTTCTCAATCTCTGTCTCCAGGGCTTCAATCTGAGCACCGATTTTGCGAACTTCACGGCGTTCCCAATCAAGGGATTCCATTTCGTGCATAGCATTGTCGATGTCGATTGCCATACTGATGTGAGCCTGGACGGTAGCGAGGACGACTTCTTCAACCAAGTCACACTTGATATTATGGGTCGTGCAGCTATCTTTGTCACGCTTGTTACCGGAGCACACATAATAGTGATACTTCTTGCCGTTAGAGGTCGCCGCCCTGTGAATCATCGGGCTTTGACAATCTTCACAGTAAATCATACCGGAGAAAGGATAAATCTCCTCGCTGCCCTCGGCTCTGCAGGTATCCATACCGAGACAGAGCTGAACAAGTTCAAACTGCGTTGCTGTGATGATAGCCTCGTGAGCGTTCTCAACTCGTGCCCATTTGGATTCATCCTTGGCAACACGCATCTTAACCTTGTAGTTCGGGGTGGTCGTTTTGCCTTGCTCCAACACACCGGTATAAACGGCGTTTTTGAGAATACGGAGAACGGCAACGGCACTCCATTGTGCGGTGGTCTTGGTTTTGAAGCTCGTGCGGTAGTTATGACCGCATTTTTTCTTATATTCCAGAGGGGACGGAATATGGAGCTTGTTCAAGTGATTTGCAATCTGCTGTGCGTTCCATCCGTCCTGTTTCCAGTTGAAGATGTTGCGAACGGTCTTTGCTGCTTCTTCGTCGATAATCAGCTTGTGCTTATCGTCGGGAGAACGCATATATCCGTAAACAGCAAAGTTATTGACGAACTCGCCATTTCTGCGTTTCACTTCCAGGTTGGTGCGAGACTTAATGGAAATGTCTCGGCAGTAAGAGTCGTTGATTAGGTTCTTGAAAGGAAGAACGAAATCATTGGATTGGTTTCCGGTGTCGGCAGAGTCATATCCGTCATTTATGGCGACGAAGCGGATGCCGAGCATCGGGAAAATCTTTTGAATATACTTACCGGATTCGATGTAGTCACGCCCGAAACGGGAGAGGTCTTTTACGACGATACAATCAATGCGTTTTTCACGCACGGCTGACATCATATCTTCAAAGCCGGGGCGGTTGAAGTTGGTTCCGGTATAGCCGTCGTCACAGAACTCTGCGACTTGCATAATGTCGGGCTGCTTCTGAATGTACCCTTGAATCAAATCACGCTGGGTCGAGATACTGTTACTCTCGCTTTTGTCAGAAACAGAAATGTCGCCATCTTCCTGCGATAATCTTAGGTAGATGGCGGCACGATATAGTCTATCATTCAGTTTTTGCATAACTGCGCCACTCCTTTTGTTTTATGAGGTCAAGCCTCTCCAACAAACGGAGTTTCGCTGATTTTTTGTCCGTCATTATTATACTATATCCTTCTGCGGAAATCCAGTTTGTCGGATGAGATGCAGCCGTGTAATTTCTTCCAATTACATTGAAGCTATCATATTCACGAAGTTGTCATTCATCGTGCGGTTGGTGTCTGCGTAAGAAACTCGGACAACGGTGTTGCCGACTTTGAACATATACGGGTTCTTTACTTGCTCTACATAGGACTTCACTCTTTCCTCGATGGGGAGCGAACGGTCTATCTTGACATCACGGATGTCAACGAGAGAAGCGAGCAAATCTTTGTGGGTCTGGGTTTTATCAATCATACTTGCACCGCCTTTCGATACTTATTATTCTCCAGAACTTTCCTTTTTATGCTGTGAGAAAAGAAAACGAGCATCATACGTCAATTCCAAGGCTGACCTTAATCGCCTTGTCGATAGAACGCATCTGCTCGTCGGAGACCTTTCCTACATATTTAATTACCCTTGATTTATCAATGGTTAGAATCTGTTCTGTAAGTACGACAGACGGGCTGACGAGATTATCAACCCCTACAAGGGCAAAGTGGGTAGGCTGTTTTGCCTTTTTCAAATGCCGAGACGTTATGGGGGCTACAATAATTGTAGGACTATAAAAGTTTCCTACATTATTCTGAATAAGAAGAACAGGTCTGCAGCCCCCTTGCTCGGAGCCGAAGTGTTTACCAAGGTCAACGAGGTAAATGTCACCACGGCGATAAAGCCAAGTGTCTTTCATAAAGCGTTCCTTTCTACAATCCTGTTCGGATATGTAAAGCGGCTACAGCAAAGCCATAGCCGCCGTGCTTTTGAGTTACCGTATTTATCTCATCCCCCGGTAGTGGGACTCACCAGACGACGGCTTGCGAAGCCGTTCCATAGGAATCTAACCTCCCCGCCTTCTTTGTGGCCAGGCTGCGAATTACAGAAGTATCGTTAGCCCTGTGACAGTCATCGCCGGTTCGGTAGCAAACCGAATCTCGCAGGTTGTGGTGATTTATCGCTCGCCTCTAACGAGGGTCGTGGCGCTCACCCTGCCGTAGCTCGTGAAACACAGGAACGTATCTGATGAGTGACTATTCAGTTGTCAAGGAGCCGTTGCAAGAACGGTGATTAAGTAGCTTCGTTCGTTGCATCGAGGGAGCTTCATAAATATGTCCCTTCACCTAACATAAATTTGGGGGCGTTTTTTCAGGGTGTTTTCTCAAAAAGCAGAAAATTTCTTTGATATTTTTTTCAGTGCGCCCTCGATGCTCTCGTGAACGCTTTGAAAAGCCACGCCTTCCTCGGTTGCTATTTCTTCAAGTGTTTTGCCTTCAACTTTGAGCATCCACAATCTACGGAACTGCGTTTCTGTCAGCTTGTCCTTGAGTTGGACAACCATATCGGATGCTTTGCGGCGTTGTTCGGCTCGCTGGTGATTGCGTTCCATAGCCACGTCAACCGCAGGAACAGCAAAGGCAGCTTCTGAAATATCATCTATGGAAACTTGGCGAATACCGGCTAACACATCACGCTTGTCCTCGGTGTGGAAATCCTCATCCGACCACGCTTTGAAAGCCAAGAACTCCTCCTCGCTTGGAAAGTCCGCACGAGTGACCTCGTACTGCTCTCCGGTGGCGAACTTGTAAACGATGGCATCGGGATTTTTCTTATTGATTAAATAAAGGCTGTCTTTCTTGTACATATTGGTTCCTCCGTGATTTTGAATTTTTGATTTTGGGTGAAAGTCAAAAATTCAAGCGGAGGAGCACGGGGACGATGTACCCTACAGCAGAGGGCAAAAAAAGAAGGGGTGCTTCTGCGATTTGCAAAAGCACCCCTTCCAAGGAATGTGTTTTTCTTCAAAATTGAGACCTCCGTAAATTAGTCTGTGGAGCTTTTGCCCCTAAAGGCTAAATTACGGCTGTCGCACGGGAGTCGAATGGGAGTCAAATGAAAGTCAAATAGACCCCTTTTCAGTCAAATGAGAGTCAAATGGCGAAAATTGGTGTCGCACGAGAGTCAAATGAGAGTCAAATGAAAGTCAAATGGGCAGTTTTGGGCAAAAAAATAGAGGGCACGACCCATTTTTCGTAGGTCGTGCCCTTTGTTTACGCAACAAGCTCTCCGTAAGGGAGCGTGATGTCCTTTTCGATGTAGTTGAGCAAGGTTTTGAACTCGTCAGCGGTCAAACGTGCCTTTGCTTGTTGGAGTTCTTTCTTGGCAAGGCATATTGCACCGGAGTGATAGACGGCGTGAAGGAGCCAATATTGAGCTTTTACATTTTCCGGTACGAGCGTCAGCGACTTTGTGGCAAAGTGATTGATGCCGTCATAGTCCTTAAACTGTGCCAGAATGGAAAGCAGCTCATTGACAATGTTGATATATTTCATCTTGTAGTCGGTCGCTATGCTGACGAGCCAATGGTCGTCACAAGCGGAGGAAAAGACAGCGCCACGGTACAACTTGAACGCTTGCTTTAACAAATGCACCTTTTGGGGAATGGGAATATCCTTTTGGCTTCGTTTCCAAATACGTTCAAACTGCTGCAGGTCGGTCGTAATGTTGAGTGCGGGATTCAATCTATATCCGTTTGTGTTGTAGTCTATCAAGCTATGCTTGCAGATGGGCTCAAACGACTTTCTAAAGCGGTATATATAACCACGAATATTCTTATTGATAGTGTCCACGTCCAAGTTATCTTCGGGATAAAGTGCATCAGCAATCGCCAACGCAGAATGTGCCGTCTTGCCTTGGAGAAGTATGTATGCAACTGTACGACAGCACTTGGGAGAATTGAAGTCGTGTTCGTTCCAAACGCCGTCCTGGGTGATGATTTCCATATTACCTAAGAAGTTAATGATGATGTCTTTGTCGCTCTGAATCTCGGCAGGGGTCAGAGCCATCCTTGCCTTTTCCATAGCGTTTTTCTGTGCGATAGCACGATGGACTACATAAGCGAAGGAGTTCATCGCACTTGTACGTTCACCGTAACGGGACGGATTTCTCACAACGAGGAATCCCAAAGGGTTAGGTCCGAACGGAACGGCGAGAACAGATTTAACATCAAGTCTCTTATACACTTGATATTCAGAGGAATGGGATTCCTTGATGGTCTCAATATCGGAAATAATAATGGGCTTCTGCTTCTTGATTGCCTCAACTACGCTCGGCATCAAAATCAGATTTTCAAACTCCTGCATCTTCTGGAGTTCGTTTACGTCGGGATTGACGTTGTACCACCAACCGGCACCCCAAATCTTCAAGTCAAGGTCAAGTTCAATTACGCCAGCCCAGTCTGCACCGTAAAACTTGCAGGCTGTCTGTAAGGTGAGCTTTGCAATCGCCTCCGGGTCGTCATCGGTATGAAGCTGTGCTTCCAGATTGCTGATGGTCTGCTCCTGCTCAATGCAATACTTAATGTACTCGCTGTCATACTGCGAGAACCCCTGCAGAACCGAAGGGGGATGAGTTGTCTGCGGCTTGTCGTTGCTGCGGAACAAGCCGCTAAAGAAATTAGCCATTTCGCTAATACCTCCTTTTGCTGTGATAACTGTATTATAAGAAAAAACGACCGCAAAACTTCGGGAAAACTGCCGAAAGCCTTGCGGTCACGTTGTTTTATGTGTCACGTCGGCACATATTGTCATTTGTTTTTGTTAAGACGACGAATATTGCTGATTACGAGCATAAGGTCATCGTCGTTGAGTTTCTTCATTTCCTCAATGGCGGTCTGTAGCAGGGCGGGATTTTCAGACGTGTCGTTGAAAAACTGGCTCGGAGAAATCTCAAAGTATTCACAGATTTCCAAGAACTCTGCCATCGGAGGCAAAGACTTACCGGAAGAAATGTTATACATATAGCTGCGGCTATGTCCAAGGTCGTAGCTCATCTGATACTCAGAAACGCCCTTTTTGATACGCAACTGTGTGATTCTATCACGGATGAATTTCGTGTCCATTCTTGCCTCACCACCTTCCTACTATATATTTTAGTAAAAAAAGTGGCGGCATTATTCCAAGGTTCTACGCTTTATTTCGCTAAATACTCCAAGATTTTACGCTATTATTCAATTCATATTCGTCTTTTAGGTTTTATTCTTGTCTTATTCATCAAATAATTAAAAATAAGCAACAAATATTTGACTATGAGTGGATGAATTGAAAAATTAACAAATTTGGTGTATAATATAATATGCGTGAGCGTATATCCTCTGCGATTGCACTCGCAGATTATGATTACTCTGTGCCATTGCAGAGCAACTCAATGGCTTTCCATAGGTGATGATATGACTTGCTGCTTTTTCGGACACAAAGATACCCCCTCGACAATCAAGCCCGCATTGGAGGAGGCTATTACTGATTTAATTGAAAACCAAAACTGCGACTCGTTCCTCGTAGGACACCAAGGCTCCTTTGATGGAATTGTTCTCGGTGTACTGCGTAACCTCAAGCAGAAATACCCGAATATCTCTTACAACGTCGTTCTGGCGTATATGCCCGGAGAAAAGACAGAGTATGAGTTTTACGCACCGGAGGAAACAATGTACCCCGAAGGATTGGAAAGTGTTCACCCTCGCTTTGCAATCTCCTGGAGAAACAAATGGCTTGTGAACGAAAGTGATTTTGTGATTTGTTACATCAATCGTTCCTGGGGTGGTGCAGCTCAGTATGTAGAGCTTGCTCAAAAGAAAAATAAGTCAGTAATCAATCTTGCATCACGCTCCTTATAAGTATTATGGCGCACATCGGGACATACGGTGTGTGCCTTTTTTATTTGGATAGTACGCCACTACTCCAATATTATACCACACAGTTGTGAATTTTTATCAAACGCTCGCATATATTTGCGAAAGTGTATTGAAAATTTTGATTTTTAGTGGTATAATATAAGTTACGATGTCGAATTGCGTATTCTTGTTCGACGATATGAAACCGGACAACTCTTATAGATAAAGAAAGAAGGAGAAGATGTATGGCTTTATCTTATAACCGTATGTGGAAACTGCTCGTAGATAAAAAAATGAGCAAAGCAGATTTGAGAAAGGCTGCGGATATTGCTCCGAACACAATGACGAAGCTCCGTAGAGATGAGGCTGTGAACCTTGCTATCCTCGGACGCATCTGTGATGTGCTGGATTGCGATTTTGGAGATATAGTGGAATACAAAAAAGAGCCTGTCGGTAGCAAACACGCTCCTCTACAGGAATGAGTCCGTTTTTTGGGACACCTAATTTTTTATAATGATACTGACATAATAGAATTGTTGTGTCGGATGGGAGAAAAACTATGAAAGCCATATCAATCAAAAACCCCTACGCAACGCAAATCTTGCGAGGGACGAAAACCATCGAATATAGGTCGTGGGACACAAAGCATCGTGGAGAGCTTTTGGTTTGCAGTAGTGCCAACCCTAAAGTTCCTGGTATGCTCTCCGGTTATGCTCTTTGTGTCGTCAACCTTGTTGATACTACATATAATGCCACAGACGACATTTACGAATGGCACTTGGAGGATGTGAAGAAGATTAAGGCTTTCCCTGTAAAGGGCAAGCTGAACTTCTTTGATGTCGATGATTCACTCATCCACTACCCCGGTGAGAAAAGAGAGGAAACACCTGTGGAAGCCGAAGTGCCTGCTGTCCAGCAAGCTCCGGTTCAGACCGCTATGCCTCAAATGCCGGGTATGCCTAAGATGATTGATAACATCAACCTCCGTGTCCGTGACGATTTGGCAGAAACCCTTACGAAGAAAAGCAAGCTGAGAATTGCTGCAGCCTGCTTCTCCATCTATGCCTATGAGGAACTGAAAAAGAGCCTTTCGGGTATTGATGACCTTCAGTTCATTTTTACTTCTCCCACCTTTACAACAGATAAAGCCGAAAAATCCAAGCGTGAGTTTTACATCCCCCGTATGACCCGTGAGCAGAACCTTTACGGAACAGAGTTTGAAATCCGTCTCCGTAACGAGCTGACTCAAAGAGCGATTGCGAAAGAATGTGCCGAATGGATAAAGCAGAAAGCAACATTCAAGTCTAATACCACAAGTCAAGTTGTTCCTGGCTTCTTGAATGTTCTCTCCGATACCGACCAATATACCTATATGCCGTTTAATGAGTTTACGACCGTTGACCTCGGTTGTGAGCGAGGCAACTATGCCTACAACTTCACGCAGAGACTTTCTTTCCCGATGAGCAAGAGCTACATCGACCTCTTTGAACAGCTCTGGAACGATAAGAAGAACTTCCAGGACGTAACCGACCAAGTGATTGAAAATATCACTGCGGTCTATAACGAGAACTCACCGGAGTTCATTTACTTCATCACGCTCTATAACATCTTCAGCGAGTTCCTTGATGACGTGTCTGAGGACACCCTTCCTAATGAAGCAACCGGATTCAAGGACAGCAAGGTTTGGAGTATGTTGTTTAACTTCCAGCGTGATGCAGTTCTCGCTATCATCAATAAACTTGAAAAATACAACGGCTGTATTCTGGCTGACTCTGTTGGTCTTGGTAAAACCTTTACTGCTCTGGCAGTTATCAAGTATTACGAGTCAAGAAATAAGAGCGTTCTCGTGCTTTGCCCGAAGAAGCTCTCTAACAACTGGAATACCTACCGTGATAACTATATCAATAACCCGCTTGCAGAGGACAGATTGAACTATAAGGTTCTATATCATACCGACCTTGGACGTACCCACGGTATGTCGAACGGTACAGACCTGTCCCGCCTGCGTTGGGATACATACGACCTCGTTGTTATCGACGAGTCTCACAACTTTAGAAACGGCGGTAAGCTCGACAGAGACGACGACGGCAAGGATAACCGTTACGTTACTTTGCTTAAAGAGGTTATCCGCAAGGGCGTTCGCACCAAAGTCTTGATGCTCTCCGCTACGCCGGTTAATACCCGTTTCAACGACTTGAAAAATCAGCTCCAGCTCGCTTATGAGGGCGATTCTTCGCAGCTCGACAGCAAGCTGAAAACCTCGCATACCATTGACGAGATTTTCAGAAACGCACAGAAAGCGTTTAACACTTGGAGTAAATGGGAACCCTGCGACAGAACAACGGACAACCTGCTCCGTATGCTCGACTTCGACTTCTTTGAAGTCCTGGATAGCGTAACGATTGCCCGTTCCAGAAAGCATATTGAGAAGTATTACGATACTTCCTCTATCGGTAAGTTCCCCGAAAGATTGGCTCCCAAGTCTCACAGACCGTCTCTGACCGACTTGAAGGATGCTATCAGCTATAACGAGATTTTTGAACAGCTCACAAAGCTGAACTTGGACATTTACCGTCCGTCTCACTACATTCTGCCGAGCCGTATGGATAAATACGCCGAGCTGTACGGCGATAACAAGGTGAACGTCGGATTCACCCAGGCAAGCCGTGAGCTTGGTATCCGTCGCCTTATGGCTATCAACCTTATGAAGCGAATGGAAAGCTCCGTCTATTCCTTCAATCTAACACTCCGCAGAATCAAGGAACTCATCGACACAACGATTGAGTCTATCGACGACTATGAAAGCAGCGTTGGAGCAAAAATCAATCTCACCGATATTTCCGAAGTGGACGAGTACGACCTCGACGACCAGAACAGCGACGAGTTCGGTGCAATCGGCAAAAAGGTACAGATTGACCTTGCCGATATGGATAGACTTTCTTGGCGTGGCGAACTTGCCAAAGACCAAGAAGTTTTGGAACTGCTCACGATAATGGTCGATGATATTACACCGGAGCACGACAGTAAGCTGCAGGAGCTTCTTACTGACCTTACAAACAAAATCAATCATCCTATCAACGAGGGCAACAAGAAGGTTATCATCTTCACCGCTTTCGCTGACACAGCGATGTACCTCTACGATAACGTCGCTCCGTTTATGCTCAGAAAGTTCGGCTTGAACACAGCCGTCGTTACCGGCTCTGTTGAGGGACGCACAACCGCAAAGCTGAAAAAAGCCGATATGAATACGGTCTTGACCTGCTTCTCTCCTCGTTCCAAGGACAGAGATATGTTCAAGGACTTCCCGAAGGAAGATATTGACGTGCTGATTGCAACCGACTGTATCTCCGAAGGTCAAAACCTGCAGGACTGCGATTACCTTGTCAACTACGACATCCATTGGAATCCCGTTCGCATTATCCAGCGTTTCGGTCGTGTTGACCGTATCGGCAGTAAGAATAAGGTTATTCAGCTTGTCAATTTCTGGCCCGATATTACTCTTGACGAGTATATCAATCTGAAATCGAAAGTTGAGACGAGAATGAAGATTGTCGATATGACCGCAACCGGCGACGACAACATTCTCTCCGACGAAGAAAAACACGACCTCGAATACCGCAAAGCACAGCTTCAGCGTTTGCAGGAAGAAGTCGTGGATATTGAGGAAATGTCCTCCGGTATTTCCATTATGGACTTGGGACTCAACGAGTTCCGTTTAGATCTGCTCGATTACATCAAGCAGCATCCGGAACTGGAGCATACTCCTATGGGACTTCACGCCGTCGCTCCTGCATCGGCAGATTGCCCTCCGGGTATCATCTACGTTTTGAAGAACCGAGCACAGAGCATCAATATCGACAACAAGAACAGACTCCATCCCTTCTATATGGTTTATATCAGCGATGAGGGCGAGGTGGTCTGCGATTACCTGCAGCCGAAGAAGTTGCTCGATATTATGCGTTATGTATGCCGTGGACAAGACAAGCCCTTGGAAGCACTCTATCACCAGTTCAACGAGGAAACCCAGGACGGTCGTGATATGAGCGAGATTTCCGAACTTCTCTCCGAAGCAATCAATTCCATTATTGACGTAAAGGAAGAAAACGACATCGACAGCTTGTTCAAGAGTGGCGGCACAAGTGCCTTGCTCTCCCAGGTATCCGGTCTTGATGACTTTGAGTTGATTTGTTTCTTGGTGGTGAAATGATGGGCGACAAGGATAAGAACGAGCGTGACATAGTAACACAGATGGTCGATGGTATCGCAAAGAGACCCGAAGATGTCAAAGACCCTGCCGAAAAGAAACGCATTGAAGAACAAAGAAAAAGACTTGCAGGCAGAGCGATGGAATACTTGATGTTCCTCGACGATGACGACGAATAAAAGGAGGACGAACGATGCTCGGTTTTCCGCAGACAACCGAATTTAACAAAAGAATACCGAAGCAGAAGTTTTACGAGAATATGGATGTTTCTCCTGCTCTCAAGCGAGTGTTCGTTGAGCAGATAAAGCTCATCCATTGGCGTAACAAGATTGCTCCGACAACAATCAATATTGCCCCAGGCGAAGCTGTCAACGAGATTGAAGTTATTGAAATCAAGGTAAATCAGCAATCGCTCGATGAAGCGGTTCTCCGTCAGATAGACAAGAACATTCCTTATCATATCCTTTTCATCCTCTCCTGTGGAAATAAGATGCAGGCGTGGACGGGATATAAGGAAGCAACCGAGGGTGGCAACAAAGCCTTTAAGGTCAACAAATACTACCACACCGACTGGATGTTGGAGGACGAGCTGACCCTTGACCTTGAAGGGCTGAATATGGATGCTGTTTGGGAAAACTTCATCATCCAGGTTGGTGGTGTAGAGCTTGAACAAGGTAATACCCTTGACGAGCAGATTGAGACCGACGACTTAAAGGAAAAGCTCAAAAAGGACATAGAAAAGCTCGAAAAGCAAGCTCGTAACGAGAAGCAGCCGAACAAGAAGTTTCAGCTTGCTTCACAAGTAAAAGCGTTGAAGAAGCAGCTTGCGGAGCTTGGTTGAATATAGCAAGGAGGAGCGTATATGAATTTTGGTGAATCAGTATTGTTTGCAGCAATAATGACAATGCTGGACGAAATGAAAAGCCAAGAGAAAACTAATCTCGTTGTTATTCCTCAAACAGATAACGAGGCTGACGTAGAGTTCACATTCAACCCTGTAAGCACCAAAAATAAGCTCTGCCAGATGGCACAAGAATTATTCGATGAAGCTGACGCAGCTTGCGGAACAAAAACCGATGTGTCTGCTGATGAAATCGTTTGTGCTGTAATAACAGGTGTGATTTATAAGGCGGTTTACGGTTTGAGCTGTAGTATAGACCGAAAGAAATCCGTTTATGAGTTCTCATTGGATTACTGCAAAATCTCTAATGACTTTCAATGGGAGTTCGTTTCTTCCGGTACAGGAGAGCTTGTGGAAGCTCTGTCTGAATTAACGGATATGGGCGTTAGTATGGTTGTCGTAGCCGCAAACAAAGCCCAGAACGATGCAAAGGGTGCGGGCTTCATCAAAACATTGTCCGAACTGATGCTTTTCCTTGAAGCTGAGATAAAGGATAAGTTAGGAGTTGAAAATTGGACGGAAAGACTTCCCATCATCGTTCTTGAAAATGCCATCGGTTCAATGCGAACCGAAATGGAGCGTATAGAAAAAGAAGAACCGTCCGTCGTTCAAACAGTTGATAAAGAGAAACAAGAGAATTTGAACCGCCTGCTCAGTAATGCACGTTCTTCAAGAATGGCAGAAAATATGAGCAGAGCTGCCGCATACTACGGCGAGGTTCTAAAGGTTGAGCCAAATAATTGGGAAGCGGTTTTCTATTCTGAATTTTGCTCTGTCTTTACTTCTCCAGAACGGACAAGTGCTATTACCATTCAACACAACACGTCAAAAGTATCAAGTTGTGTTTATCGTGCAATGGAACTGGCAAAGCTCAGCTTGTTTTCTCAGATGGAGCGTATTACGGAGCTTGGCGATGTAGCTACCTTAAGTTGCAGACTTGCCTCAAACTACTTTGTCGCTTCTATGAACGCCTTTAACTCCTCAAATGGAGATTTTAGTGCCGTAAATAGAAAGACCAATCAAGTCTATGCAATCATCCAAATGGTATTTGCTGTAGGCGATGCTATTGAAAAGAACTTTTCGGATGATATTGAGGTCTGTAAAAATCTCGTTGCTCCCTGTTGGAAAATCGGCTTCGACTGCTATGAGAACTGTAATATGCCGATTCCCGACAATATATACGATTACTATTTAAGGGTACTGAAATACGACCCTTCGTTTAGATGTGCAAAGCCACTAACCGGAGGTCAAACAGTTTCCGGTTCCGGTGGTGGTTGCTATATTGCAACAGCGGTTTATGGCTCATACGATTGTCCGCAGGTCTGGACTCTGCGAAGATATAGAGACTTTGAGTTGTCACGAAGTCGCTTTGGACGTGTATTTATCCGTATTTATTACGCTGTCAGTCCTACACTTGTAAAAATGTTCGGTCGAACAAAATGGTTCAACATCCTTTTCCGTTCTTCCCTTGACAGGTTTACAGCAAGGCTAAAGAGCAAAGGATACGAAGATACCCCGTACAAGGATAGACCATACATCAAATAAATTGAGAGGAGTGAGTTCTTTGAGTAAATTTAACCCATACGACCCTTTGCCCGAAGGTCTCAGAAAAAGCATTGAATTGTCTCAAAGGCTCACTGAGAGCATACAGCCAATTCTTGAAACACAGGAAAGAATACGGGCGATGACTCGTCCGATTGAAGAAATGGCAGCTATCAATCGGAGCTTATCTGTGTATGCTGAAACAACAAGGGCTTTGGATGGAATAGCAAACGCCAACGAAATAGCGAGGTCATTATCTCCTGCGTTGGAAATAGCGGCAAAAACCTATGTCCCTATCGGCTTATCTGCCATTCAGATGAGCAATTTCCACATTGACACGTCGGCTTTCCAGATAGCGAACACGGTTGCTCGCTCCTTACCGCCGTCTTATATGACCACGTTGCAGGGTGTGTTGGATACATATACGCCACTCATCGACACGCTTCCAAAGTCTCCTTTGTTGGATTGGTTGCAGACGATTGATATTTCTCCTCTCACAAGGATTTGGGAGAGCTGGGACATTGATGAGCTTTTCAAGTCCCGATACGAGAAGTTAAGCAAAATCCATCAACAAGTGATGTACAAGGCAAAATGGTTTCCATACGCCTCAACACTTGCCGATGATGCTCTGTTCGATGAGATAAATGAGATTATTTATTCCAGCCGAATCGGTGAAGATGTGAGTAAGCGTTGCGAAAAGCGAATTGATAAAGCAATCCTTTCTTACTATACGCCAAAGGAGATTAAACGAATAAAGAAACAATGGAAGTCCTCGGAGATTGAACCGTTTATGAAAAAGGCTCTCGGACAAGCTCTTGAAGCTTATCTCCGAAAAGAATACGCCCTTGTTATTCCGTTCCTCGCTACTATGTGGGAGGGTATCATCAAGGCAAAGATGGTCGAGAACACCAAGAAACCCAAAGAGGACTTCAAGAAGCTCGTTGATGAAAACGGCTATGATGATGTGTTCAGCGACTTCTACAACAATATGATTATCGGAACTTGTTATAGCGTTGAGGACGTGATAGACGGAGTTCCAAACAGAAACGGAGTTGCACACGGTTGGTATGTGAAGTACCCCTCTCAAAAGGCGGCACTTAATGCTATATTGCTGACCCACTTCGTAATCAATCTTAAACCCAAAAACAAAAACACTAACAATACACAGGAGGCTTCGGATAATGGATAAGTTGAGGATGCAAACGGCTAATAAAGCCGACGAGAAATTCAGAGCATTGGCGGCTATGTTCCCCAATGCCGTAACAGAGACGATTGACGAGAACGGCGAAGTCGTTCGTGCCATCGACAAAGACGTGCTGGTGCAGGAAATCTCCGTCAAGGTCGTTGAGGGAAAGGATGAACGCTATCAGTTCACTTGGCCGGACAAGAAGAAATCTGTCCTGCTTGCGAACGCTCCCATTTCCAAAACACTCCGTCCTTGCCGTGAGGAAAGTGTTGACTTCGACAACACAGAAAACCTCTATATTGAGGGCGATAATCTGGAAGTGCTAAAGCTTTTGCAGGAGACTTATTTGGAAAAGATTGATGTAATTTATATCGACCCTCCGTATAATACTGGAATGAGCCTTATTTATCACAATGACTTTTTTGAAGATACTATGGAGTACCTGAAAGAAAGAAGCAATCAGTATGACGAAGACGGAAATCGGTTGTTTTATAACACAGAAAGCAACGGTAGGTTTCATACTGATTGGTTAAATATGATATATCCACGTTTGCGTTTAGCAAAGGATTTATTGAAGCCAGATGGCATTTTGGTTCTTACTATTGATGATTATGAAGTTAATACAGTTACAACTGTGTTAAATGAAATCTTTGGTGAGACAAACCATCTTGCGACTGTGGTTATTAAGAACAATCCATCTGGTCGGTCAACAGTCAAAGGTTTTTCGATCAACCACGAGTATGCGTTATTCTATTCAAAATCAGACCTTGCTTCACTTGGAAGAATGAAGCATACGGATGCTCAGAAAGCACGTTATAAAGAGCAGGATGAAAATGGATTTTTTGAGTGGGAGAATTTCAGAAAAAACGGAACCGATTCCGACAGAAAAGACCGTCCGAAACAGTATTATCCACTTGTTCTCAATACAGGAACGAATAAGTTAAGAGTTCCTAAAATTGAATGGAATGATGAACGGCGAGAATATGATTTCCTTGATGAATTGAGGAATGGAGAAATAATTCTTTATCCCAATAATCCATCTGGAATCGAAAAAGTATGGAAATACGGAATTGAAAGAACTAAAACGATTGTTGGAGAAATATTGGTTAAGAAAACCGACAAGGGTTACGAGATATACCGAAAGAAGTATATAAACGATGAAGGCTCTTTGCCTCATACTTGGTGGGATAAGCCGGAATACTCTGCTCGTGATAACGGTACTCGTGAACTTACAAATATCTTTGGTCCTGGAAAAGTGTTTGATTTCCCGAAAGCTCCAGAAGCCGTTAGAGATGCTTTGATAACTGCGAACCTGAGAAGAGGCGGAATCGTTCTTGACTTTTTCTCTGGTTCAGCGACAACAGCTCACGCTGTAATGAAATTAAATGCCGAAGATGGTCTCAATCGTAAGTTCATTATGGTTCAGTTGCCAGAAGAAACAGAAGAAAAGAGTGAAGCCTATAGAGCAGGTTATAAAACAATTTGTGAGGTCGGCAAAGAACGTATTCGCCGTGCTGGTAGAAAAATCAAAGAGGACAGCCCTATTACAACACAGCATCTTGATATAGGTTTCCGTGTTTTGAAATGTGATACATCCAATATGAAGGAAGTGTTTTATAAACCCGATGAAGTTGAGCAAAACTTGTTTGATAACTATGCGAACAACATCAAGGAAGACAGAACTTCAGAGGATTTGCTGTTCCAAATTATGCTTGAACTTGGCATCATTCTTTCATCGAGAATTGAAGAAACTACAATCGCTGGTTGCAAGGTATTCAATGTTGCCGAAGGATTTCTGTACGCTTGCTTCGATGATAACATCTCGGACGAAGTTGTTACGGCGATTGCAAAAGAAAAACCTTATTATGCGGTGTTCCGTGATAGCGGGATGGCAAGCGATTCTGTGCTGACAAACTTCGACCAAATTTTTGCTTCTATCAGCCCCTCCACAGTACGGAAAGTGCTGTAAGAATAAGACAGCATAAATCCGAGAAAGTGAGGAATCCGTATGAAGTTTAATTTTAAGATACAACAGTATCAGACCGATGCCGTGGATGCGGTCGTTCGTGTATTCAACGGGCAGCCGCACTACGACAGAGTTTCATATATCCGAGACTTGGGTAAACAACAGTCTCAGCAGATGAGCCTTGTAATGTCCGACGAAGAAATGGAGCTTTTGAGTGATACCGGTTATAAGAACGAAGCTATTGAGCTGAACGATGCACAGTTGCTTGATAACATCAAAGCTATCCAGAACGAGAACAATATCAAGTTGTCCGATAAGCTCATCGGAAACGTCGGTCGCTGCTCCCTCGACATCGAAATGGAAACGGGTACAGGTAAGACCTACGTTTACATCAAGACGATGTTTGAGCTGAATAAGCGTTATGGATGGAGCAAGTTTATCGTTGTTGTTCCGAGCATCGCTATCCGTGAGGGTGTCAACAAGACCTTCCAGATTACCGCAGACCACTTTATGGAACAGTACGGCAAGAAAGCTCGTTTCTTCATCTACAACAGCTCCAACTTGAACGAACTGGATAACTTCTCGTCAAGCTCCGGTATCAACGTAATGATTATCAATACGCAGGCTTTTGCTTCTTCTTTGAAAGAGGACGGCAAGAGCAAGGAAGCCCGTATTATCTATTCCAAGCGTGATGAGTTCGGTTCTCGCCGTCCTATCGACGTTATTAAGGCGAACAGACCTATCATCATTTTAGACGAGCCGCAGAAGATGGGCGGTGAGGTTACGCAGAAAGCTCTGCAGAACTTCAATCCGCTGTTCAGCTTGAACTACTCTGCAACTCACGCTAAGGAGCATAACCTTATCTATGTACTGGATGCCCTGGATGCGTTCAATAAGAAGCTCGTTAAAAAGATTGAGGTTAAGGGCTTTGAAGTAAAGAACCTTACCGGCACGAGCCAGTATCTCTATCTTGAACATATTGTGCTCTCTCCGAACAAGCCGCCTATGGCAAAACTTGAAATCGAAGTGGCACAGCAGAACGGACACGCAAGAAAGCTCTTTACCTTTGGTGTGGGCGACGACCTGTTCTATAAATCCAATCAGATGGAACAGTACAAGAACGGCTACGTTATCTCCGACATTGAGCCTGTCCGTGGCACAGTTACCTTTACCAACGGCACCGTCATTCACCAGGGCGAGGTTATCGGTGACGTGGTTGAGCAGGATATGAGAAGAATCCAAATCCGAGAGACTATTCAATCTCACTTTGAGAAAGAAGAAAAGCTCTTTGAAATGGGCATCAAAACTCTGTCTCTGTTCTTTATCGACGAAGTAGCAAAGTATCGTCAGTATGGCGAGGACGGCAACGAGGTTCTCGGAGAATACGGCGAGATCTTCGAGGAAGAATACACCGCTATCCTCAACGAGTATTTGACGATGTTTGATACCCCTTATCAGAAGTATCTCCGTGAGATTGAAACGGCTGATACCCACAAGGGCTATTTCAGCATTGATAAAAAGACCGGACGCAGCATCAACTCTGCTCTCAAACGAGGAACAGAGTTCTCCGATGATATTTCCGCTTACGAGCTTATCTTGAAGAACAAGGAACGCTTGCTCTCCTTTGATGAGCCGACAAGATTTATTTTCTCCCACTCTGCACTTCGTGAAGGTTGGGATAACCCTAACGTGTTCCAGATTTGTACGCTCAAACACAGCGACAGCTCCACGCAGAAACGCCAAGAGGTCGGTCGTGGTCTCCGTCTCTGTGTCAACCAAGCCGGTAACAGAATGGATATGGAATCTCTCGGTGAGAGGATCCATTCCATTAACAAGCTGACGGTTATCGCAAGCGAGAGCTACAAGGGTTTTGTAGCTGACTTGCAATCTGACATCAAGAAGGTTCTTTACGACAGACCGACAGCAGCTACCAGCGATTACTTCAAGGGCAAGTATGTCAAAGTGGACGGCAAGCCTACTGTTATTGACGATAAGACCGCTAATGCTATCGAGTTCTATCTGATTGCTAATCAGTACGTCGATATGGATAGAAAGGTTACAGACAAGTACCGTATGGACTTGGATATGGGAACGCTTGCTCCTATGCCTGCTAACCTTGCTCCTATGGCAGAAGGTGTACATACGCTCGTGCAGGCTGTATTTGATGAGTCTGCTCTGGCTCGTATGGTTGACGATGGTAAGCAGACCAAGATTGAAAGCAACGAGCTTAACAAGAACTTCTACAAGAAGGAGTTCCAGGAGCTTTGGAAGCGTATCAATCACAAGTACGCTTATGCTGTCTCCTTTGACAGCGCCGAGCTGATTGAAAAGGCTATCCGTCATATCGACAATGAGCTGTTCGTTTCCGAGCTGACTTATACCGTCTCCAAGGGCGAACAGACCGATGAAATGGACGCTAATGCTCTGGAGCGTGGTGAAGCGTTCAAGTCTGCAAAGACCCGCACAACGACTCTCAAACGTAGTGAGGTAAGCCAAATCAAGTATGACCTTGTTGGCAAGATTGCAGAAGGAACCGTTCTGACCCGTAAGACCGTCGTTGAAATTATCAAGGGTATCTCTCCGGTTAAGTTTGCTATGTACAAGGCGAACCCCGAAGAATTTATTACCAAGGTGGTTCGTCTTATCAACGAGCAGAAAGCAACGATGATTGTTGAGCATATCACCTACGACCAAATCGAGGGCGAATATGACAGCACTATCTTCACGGCTGAAAAGAGTTCGACAAGTATCGACAAAGCGTTCAAGGCATCCAAGCATATTCAAGACTATGTGTTTACTGACGGCTACGCAGAAAAGAGCGTGGAACGACGTTTTGCAGAGGACTTGGATAGTGCTGACGAGGTTTGCGTTTACGCCAAGCTGCCGAGAGGCTTCCATATTCCTACTCCCGTTGGTAACTACTCTCCCGACTGGGCGATTGCGTTCAACGAGGGTACGGTAAAGCACATCTTCTTTGTTGCCGAGACCAAGGGTACTATGGAGAGCTTGAGTTTGAAGCCGATTGAAAAGGCGAAAATCTCCTGTGCGAGAAAACTCTTTAACGAGATTTCCACGGAGAACGTAAAATATCACGATGTTGACAGCTATCAGCACTTGCTTGACGTGATGAAGTCGCTGTAACGGAGGTAGTTATGAGCGATAATCAAGTTAAAATAGATATAAGCCAGCTATCCCAATTCCAGATTGACTCTCTTTGCAGAGCCACGCTTGATGCCTGCAAACGCTTCTACTCCGACCCCAAGAATGTAGAGCGTTATGAAAAGTGGAAAGCTGAGAAAGATAAGTCGAACAAAGAAAACTAATCTTCGTTCTATGTGAACAACACGAATACGGAGAGAAAGGAGCACAAAATGTTATTTGATATATCAAATCAGCAGCTTCCGAGGATTTATAAGCGAGGTAACAAGGAGTGCTACCTTGACCCTATTCGCAAAAAACTGATTTTCATTACACCAGAAGAAACAATCCGCCAAAAGGTTATCTCGTATTTGATTTACACGCTGAAAGTTCCAGCAGAAATGATTACCGTGGAAGCCCATCTGTCTCATTACGGGATTCAATCCAACCGTCGTGCAGATATTATTGTACACGGTTCGGATGGTGATGGCATATTACGTCCTGTTGCTATTGTAGAGTGTAAAGCTCCTGGCATCATACTTGGTGAGAAAGCCGGTGAACAGGTCGCTGATTATTGTGATTCGCTTGGATGTGACTATGCAATGCTGGTCAACGATTGTGAGAGTTTCACCTACCATTACGACGAAAAGCGTGGCGAATACATCCAAATTGATGGTCTGCCCAAATACGATGAGCTTTTGGAAAACAAGTTTTCAGCAGTTGAATTGGGCGAGTTTCCTGCCCGTACACCATATGAAGAAATATCTGATTTTCTTAAAGAAAACCTTGACGAGTATTCTCCCGACATAAGCAATCAGACAGAACACTCTCTTGCTTGTGCAGCATTTAATCTGCTTGAAGGACTTCTTGACCCTCGACACAAACTGCCCAAAAGAGACTACGATATGTTTTCTTTGATAGAGGACTACGGTGTTAGAACCTTATCATATGGAAACGCCTCCGGTGGTGTTTTTAATGGTTTGTATCGTTCTTTCATCGTTGATGTGAATGGGAGCACAGAGTTTGTGTCACTTGGTATGTCAACATACTCTACATATGCTCGTCCCGATGATGTAAAAACCGCATTGAACGTTGCCATTGATAATGAGAAGGAGTCTCATCACGCCCTCCAGTTGGTTCTTGATGACAATACTGAATACAGCGGCGACAGATTTACATTCCTTCATCACGGGAAAATAGCTGTTAGTAACAAAGGCAGCGGCAAGATAGGTGAACTGCGAGAGTTTGTTAGAGAAAGACGTCCCCAGCTCATTCACGGAACCCGATTCTGTCTCGGTTCATTGACATATGACAGAGATTGGAACCTGGACGATGACGAGGTAGCAAAGTTAATAGAAAACTTAATTTCATATGCTTTGATTAGGGACGAATATCGTGCTTATGTCAAACAAAATAAACATTAAAGGGGGGATTTGAAATGCCACGAACTATAACCGTAAAAGGCATTGGTAACGTGACCGCAGCTCCCGATTACGTTGTTATCTCTATGAGCCTTGAAGCCCAGGATAACGATTACGACGAGACGATGGAGCTTGCTGCAAAGCAGATAGAGCTTTTGAACTCGTCGTTGGAAGCTATCGGATTTGAAAAGAAATCTATTAAGACCACGAGCTTTAATGTTCGTACCGACTACGAACGAGTGAAAGATAGAAACGGAAATTATAAAAGTGTATTTAACGGATATATCTGCAGCCATCGTTTGAAGGTCGAGTTTGATTTCGACACAAAGCGTTTGGCACAGACTTTATACGCAATCTCCAAATGCCTTGCAAAGCCGGAATTGTCTATCTCTTTCACGGTAAAAGACCCTGCAGCAGTTAATAAGGAGCTTTTGAGGTCTGCGACTATCAATGCCAAGGAGAAAGCAGTAATTTTGTGTGAGGCATCGGGCGTAGAGCTGGGAGAGCTTCTGACGATTGATTATAATTGGGGCGAACTAAACATCGTTTCTCGCACCGATTATATGCTCGAAGATAAGTGTATGGCTATGCCGGTAGGCGGACTTGCCGATATTGAAATTGAACCGGATGATATTGACGTGAGCGACACGGCTACTTTCGTTTGGGAGATTAAATGATTGAGAAAGCGAGGGACGGTAATGACTTGGGATGAATATTACGAAAAGTTCTATGACTGGTCTGAAAGCACACAAATAAGCAGAATGTCAAGCATTACCGACTTCGGCTCATCGGAGGAAATATGCGAGATTGCACAAGAGTTTTCCGATGATAAAATAGCCCAACGTCTTGTGAGAAAGGCACTTGCAAATGGCGTGAGGTTTAGGGCGGAAGAAATAATGGAGCTTATTCTGTTTATGGATAAGCCAACTTTAACAACTATGGTTGAGACCTCGGTTGATACACTTGACCGAGAACAATTAGAGGAAATCTATATGCTCATTGATGATGACGCATTTGAACGAGCCTCTAAACGTGCGAATATTGATATTTTTGCAGACGAGTCTGAGGATGAGGTCGAAGAAATTGACGACTTCATCCCGGACGAGCCTGCACCTAAAAAAATGGGCTTCTTTACATCCTTATTTTTGGGACTCGGTGCTGCCAGCTTGTTCAGCGGCAAGTCCAATAACAAACACAACGGCAGGTGTAACGGGGATTGTGCCAACTGTCCTCCTCACTACGGATATAGATATGGAAGATGGTATTATGGGCATCATCATAATCACGGTTGTGAGTTTGGTGGAAACGGAGGCTTATAATGTTTGGAAAACGAAAAGAACCGGAGATACCTCCGATTGATATAAGATACAAGATTGTCAAAGGATTCTTTGGACAAAAGAAAAAAGTTGCCACGACGAAGCGTGAGCAAAGAGAAATCAAGAAAAGATTGTTAGCTAAAAATCCAAATCTGAAGTTCATTGATGACCTTAACGAGAAAAATTCCGTCAAGGTAGATGACCTTGCTTGGATTGATGAAATCGAAGCATACGATGCTTTGTTTAATGATTGAGAAAGGAGCGTTCGCAAATGAAGGAGTATCAGAATCTTTCCTACAAGTGCATAAAGGGTATTCCTATAGATGATGTCGTTTGCAGAACGCTCACAGAGGTCGGATTCCCTGTAGATGCTCCACCTCAACCTCCCGTGGCTGATAGATATTTCCACAGTTGCTTTTATAAACTATCTGATACGGATTACTCCGTTGTAGGAACGGTCGAAACAGCGTACATAAAAAGGCTCTTGACAAATCAGAGCCGAGAGCAGAGCTTTGACGAGGTTCTCAAACTACTATCCTCTTACGATATAACCCGTGAGGAACTTCGAGCACATCTTATCTCTGGATGCGTATTCGACTTAACCCCTACGGAAGCACAAACGCTGCTTGATGAGTTTGAGTTTATCATCCAGAGGATGTTGCCTCGGCAGCTTTCCGATATTTACTATTCCTTTGATATTGCTCCCAATCCCGCACACGGCGTTTTCTTTGAGTTAGTCGTTGAAAAACTGGCTATACCAAGACATTTGAACCGATACGAAAACAATTATCGCCAGTTTATTTCCCATACACGGGACGGAGTGAAGCTAAGAATCGCAAGTGGTGAAAGTCTGCTTTCAATTTATCAAAACACTTGTGCTACAAAGGAGATTATCAAAAACGCATACTCTGATTTTTTGAATGACCCCCATTTGATTTCTCAAAAGAAGCTACCCTCACGGCACATTGAAATGGTGCTGTTTGGACTTGCGAGAAAATACAAATACCGCATATTTGATGTTCCTTTTGGTAAGGTCAACAGCTTCGACTTCGTTGTATATGAGAATGAACAGCCTGTGCTTGCCATAGATTATTGGGGCGAAAAATACTTTGATGAATATGGACGTAACTTCATTGAGGGATATTCCTACGACAAATTGCTTGAAGATGGAAAAGAAAAGCACGATTCTTGCCTTGCTGAAGGTGTTCCTTATCTGCAGCTTGACTATAACGAGCTTGACTCCGGTATGTATTTAGGTGGTCTGATTCGTGATATTTTGAAAAGTCCAGTAAAGGCGGAGCTGCATCGTAGTAAACGAGCAGATTACTTCCTTTACGGCAGAGCTTTGGAAGATTGCTGTGAAAATGAAGATGCTGTAGAGGATGCTTCTGTTGCCGGTTGTTTTAACTGCTGTAGCGTTTTTGACCCCAAAACCATTACAGAGTGCGACGAGGATGATTGGTCTGCTATGTGCCCGATATGCGGTGCCGCATCGGTAATCTTTGATTGCCAGGGCTACGATATTACGGAGGATTATCTAAAAGCATTGAAGCAACAGATAGAACAAGGCAAACTCTATGACAGGGGGTACAAAAATGAGTAAATTTCAATCTTTAACAAAATATCTTCCCCACATCGGAGAAGATGAAATAGGCACTTGGATTATCGACCGTGAAAACGACGGCACACCGGAGCATCCGATTCAGATGCCGTTCGTCAACTACTCCGTGATGGTTCACCATTTCATTGATGATGTTTACGACTTCAATGATAAGAATAAAGATTTTGGGCTGAACCACTACTACGACATTCTGGAACAGAATGGTTTGGAATGGGGTTCAAAATCTATGAGCGAGGCTGATGTCTCTCGCCTGGATGATAAGTGCATTATGGCAATGATTGTGGGAGCTGTACGAGCCGAACGTTTCTGCGATGGTGCGTTACTTGGCTTTTTCAAAGACGGCAGCATCCGTAAATGGCTTGAACGGTTGAGCGAAATAGATGAAGGAGAAAAAATACAATGAGTAACGATATTATTCTCGATACTAAACTTGTGGGTAGCATCAAAGGAAATTTTTATGTGCCATCCTATCAGAGAGGTTATAGATGGGGTAAGGAAGAAGTAACAAGATTGCTGGATGACGTCTATTCCAATGGAAACAAAAACTATTGCCTCCAGCCCATTGTTTTGAAAAATGACGGCGAAAGATATGAACTTATCGACGGTCAACAACGTCTGACCACTCTGTATATACTTCTCAAGTACATACAAAAAGAATATAAACCTAAAATTAAAATTGGTTTTTCTTTGACCTACCAAATACGCACGACATCTGCGGAGTTCCTGGACGACATCTGCGAAGAACTCGCTGATACGAACATCGACTTCTATCATATCTATCACGCTTATAAAACCATTGATGAGTGGTTTGCAAGCCACGAGGATGACGTTGTAGTAGCCGATGATATTTATGGTTACTTGGTCAAGTATGTAAAAATCATTTGGTATGAAGTTGATAGTTCCCAGGACTCTATCGGTCTCTTTACTCGTCTCAATATCGGAAAAATCCCTCTTACAAGTGCAGAACTTGTAAAGGCTATGTTCCTTAGTCGTGACAACGAAGAAAATATCGACAGAAAGAAACAGGAAGAAATCTCGCTTCAATGGGACAATATTGAGAGAGAGCTTCATAATGATTCTCTGTGGTATTTTTTGACGAACAACATCAAAAACAGTTATCAAACCCGTATTGACCTTGTACTGGATTTGATTTCTGGCAAGCAAGAAACAAATCGTGAGAAATACTATACCTTCTTCCGATTTGATGAAATGAGACAGCAAAACGAAAAATTAGATAATATCTGGAGAAGGATTCAAAAAACATTCCTCATTTTGAAGGATTGGTATGAGGACCACGAGTTATATCATAAAATCGGGTATCTTATTGCATTAAACAGCAATAAGTACACACTTCAGAGTATTTTTGATTTGTCGAGAGACAAGACCAAGGACAAGTTCAAAGAAAAACTCAATGAACTCATTAAAGAGAGCGTAGCTATCTCCGGCAATTACGCCGATTTGAGTTATGATAAACCTTTAGAGTATAAACGCATCAGCACACTTCTCCTTCTCTTTAACGTAGAATCAGTTCGTAAAACCGGAGAACACTCACAATGGTTCCCGTTTGATAAGTTCAAATACAGCAAGGGTGGCAAAAACACTTGGAGTTTGGAGCACATTCACGCCCAACAGTCCGAAGGTATGCGAACACAAGAAGTTTGGAAAAAATGGCTGGAGTACCATATCCCTTCTGTAAGAATTGTTGACAAAACACAGACCGAGCTGATTGAAGAAATGCAAGCTGCTATTGATAAAGCGAGCTTGGAGCGAACCGAATTTGAGACCATTCAAAAGAAAGTTCTTGATTTACTTTCGGTTTCCGGAAACAACGAATATCTACACTCAATAGCTAATCTTGCACTATTGAATACAGCGGACAATGCAGCTCTTAACAACTCAACATTTGACGTTAAGCGGAATAAAATCATTGAAATGGATAGAAAAGGTCAGTATATACCTTTTTGCACTAAAATGGTGTTCTTGAAATACTATACTCCGTCAGAAAATAATGACCTGCATTTCTGGGGTCAACCAGACCGTATCGCTTATGTCAATGAAATCAACAAGGTTCTAGAAGGTTACTTAGAACCTATCATCTTAGAGAAGGAGGAAGCGTAATGGGAACTACACTTCATTCGTTTATCGACATTTTTGATACTGTCTTTGTCGATGGAGAAGAAAATGTACAGCTCAAAAAAATTGAGATTCCAATCATTCAGAGAGATTATGCCCAGGGACGCTTGGATTCTGATGTAAGCAGAGTGAGAAAACGTTTCCTTGGGTCGTTATACAATGCTATCGTTAATGAGCCAATCACCTTGGACTTCGTTTATGGTGATATTGATAATAAGGGTGTAATGACTCCGTTAGACGGTCAACAGCGTTTAACCACATTGTTCTTGTTGCATTGGTATGCAGCTAAGAAGGAGAACGTTTCGTGGGACGAGTACAGTTTCCTTGAAAACTTCAGTTATGAAACAAGGTATAGTGCAAGAGATTTTTGCTCTGAATTAGTAAAGTTCACTCCGTCATTTAATGGAAATATTTCGGAGGAAATCGTTAATCAAGTGTGGTTTCCTTTGGATTGGAAAAAAGACCCAACCATCAGTTCTATGTTGGTTATGTTGGATTCCATTCACGAACAGTTTAGAGAAGTACCGAACATTTGGGAACAACTCAAAAACAACGCCATCACTTTCTATTTCCTGCCTATCAAAGATATGGGACTTACAGATGAGCTTTATATTAAGATGAACTCTCGTGGAAAGCCTCTCACGCTTTTTGAGCACTTCAAGGCTGAATTGGAGCGTGAAATTAGAATCCTTGATGAAAAGACGGGAGAAAAGAACGCCGAGAGAGTTATCGGGAGCATAGATAAGGCTTGGACTGATTTGTTGTGGAATTATCGTAGCGGCGGCTCCGATGCTGCAGACGATAACATTATCGACGATGAGTTCCTACGATACTTCAAGTTTATTTGCGATATTATATGCTATCGCAACGGCAAATCCCCCCAGGGTTATAGTAGTGACGTGTTTGATTTGCTCCATCTGTATTTTTCAGCGGAGGACAGCAACACCCCTGCTAATATAAAGACACTTGAAGCCTTCTTTAATTGTTGGTGTAACATCCCTAATTATGATAATCCCACCGAGTTTCTTGCCTCCTTTATGGCTAATGAGCATACTACGGGCAAGATTATTGTGGACTCAAAAAACAAGATTGATATTTTCGAGGATTGTATCCACTCCTATTCGGACAAGTCTGGACGAACTCGTATGTTCCCCTTAAATCGCATTGTCCTCCTTTATGCAATTACGGTTTATTTGCAGCACCAAGCCGATGTGACGTATGATGACTTCACAAGAAGAATCCGCATCGTCAACAACTTGATTCAGAACTCCGAAGATGAGGTCAGCGACAGACTTGATAGAAACCGAATCCCTGCAATTCTTCAAGCAGTCGATGCAATTATTCTTACCGGTGTGATTGATGATAGCATTGAAAACAATTTCAATGTTAATCAAATCCAAGAGGAAAAAGAAAAGGCAGCGTTTCTTATTGAGCATCCAGAGCAAGCACAAACCTTGTTTGAGCTTGAAGACCATAAGATGCTCAAGGGACAAATTAGTATTGTGGGACTTGATAACCTTTCTTACGCAGATAGATTTGCTTCGTTGTTCGATTGTAATTTGGACAAGATTGATTGTGCATTGATGACTATCGGAATATATGGACAGCAGGAAAGAAACCTGTGGCGTTTCCAGTTTGGTTCAAAGAGCCTGCAAATCGCTTGGGATGAATTGTTCCATAAGAGTGCTAACATTGGCTTTGATAAGACCAAAGACATTTTAATCAAGTTGCTTGGTACAAACACTACGTTTACTGATTCCATCCTGTCCGGTATCATTTCCGATTATATAACTGCTTGTGAGACAAACGGCACTTTCCCGTGGAATTACTACTATGTAAAATATCCTATTTTCCGTCCCGGTAGTTTTGGAAAACTCAGTAATAGCGAGGCAGCTTCTAAGCCATATCTGTATTCTATTATGCAGACCAAAACACAATGGTCTCAGAATACCTATATGCCGTACCTTAAAGAAGCTGATGATGCTCATCTGTCTAAAGATTCGTTAGGACAACGATTGGTTTATTCGGATGTTTATATCACTTGCGAAAATGATTCGTATGTAATTCATAGCCTTGTTGACGATAGTGTAGTTGATACCCTTGCAGTTTCTCAAAATGCGGACGGTATTGATACCGAGGATAGAATTGTAAAACTGAAAGCCTACATAGCTAATATGTAAATGGAGCACGAAGGAGGCATAGACGATGAAGCAAAGAACCTATATCGCAATCGACCTTAAATCGTTCTATGCCTCCGTTGAGTGCCGTGAACGTGGGCTTGACCCGATGAACACAAACCTCGTTGTTGCAGACGAGAGCCGCACAGATAAAACCATCTGCTTGGCTGTTACACCGTCGCTCAAATCGCACGGTATCTCCGGTAGGGGTCGTCTGTTTGAGGTAAAGCAACGAGTAAAGGAAGTAAACGCCGAGAGAAAAAGAAAAGCTCCTGGGCGAACCCTGGACGGCTCCTCTCACTTTGATTCGGAGCTGAAAGCCAATCCCAAGTTAGCGGTCGATTTTATTATCGCACCTCCGAGAATGGCTTACTATATGGAATACAGCACACGCATCTACAGCGTGTATATGAAGTACATCGCACCGGAGGATATTGTGGTGTACTCTATCGACGAAGTGTTTATGGATGTTACCGATTATCTGAACACCTATAAGCTCTCCGCCCACGACCTTGCAATGAAAATCATTTTGGACGTGCTCGACACGACCGGCATTACTGCGACCGCAGGCATCGGAACAAATCTGTTCTTGTGTAAGGTCGCTATGGATATTATGGCGAAGCACATTCAAGCCGACGAGAACGGAGTTCGTATTGCCGAGCTTGATGAAATGAGCTTTCGCAAAAACCTGTGGTCTCACCGTCCTCTCACAGACTTCTGGAGAGTTGGTAAGGGCTACGCAAACAAACTTGAAGCTAATGGAATGTTCACGATGGGCGACGTTGCTCGTTGCTCCGTCAAGAACGAGGACTTACTATATAAGCTCTTTGGAAAGAACGCAGAGCTGCTCATCGACCACGCTTGGGGTTGGGAGCCTTGCACCATTGAAGCAATCAAAGCGTATAAGCCGAGCACAAACAGTTTAGGTTCGGGACAAGTTCTCCATTGTCCGTATAAAGCAGATAAGGCAAAGCTCGTGCTGCGAGAAATGGCTGACCTGCTCGTGCTGGACTTGGTGAGCAAAGGGCTTGCCACCGACCAAATCGTGATTACTGTCGGCTACGATATTGAAAATCTGACCGACCCTAAAATTAAGAGTAAGTATCACGGAGAGATTACGACCGACCACTACGGACGGCAAATCCCTAAACACGCTCACGGCACGGCAAACCTTGACGGCTACACTTCTTCTACGAAGAAAATCCTTGAAGCTGTGTCGGAGCTGTACGACCGAATTGTAGATAAGAACCTCTTGGTTCGCAGGCTCAACATCACGGCAGCTCGTGTTATGGACGAAGCATCTGCTCCGAAGAAAAACGAAGGCTACGAACAGCTCGACTTATTTACCGATTATGCTGCTCTGCAGGAGAAGCAAGAAAAAGAGAAAGCCGAGCTTGAACGAGAAAAGAAAATGCAACGGGCTATGCTCGATATAAAAAGTAAGTTTGGTAAGAACGCTATTCTCAAAGGTATGAACCTTGAAGAAGGAGCGACAGCCAAAGACCGCAACGCTCAAATCGGCGGTCATAAGGCGTAGGAAAATTAGAATTTGCGGAGTGTTATCAATGAAAACAAGTAGTACAGGTTTCTTAATTTTATCAATTATATGGATTATCGTCTCTCTTATCTGGTTTTTATGGATACAAAACATCGCTATTGGTCTTATATGGCTATGTGCCGGTATCATTGAATTGCTTATTGCATTGATAAGCCGTAAAAATAAGAGAGATAAATAAATTGCAGTTTAGGAGGAGCGAATGGAGAAATACGAAGATATTATAAATCTGCCACATCACGTTTCTACCAAGAGACCGCAGATGTCAATGCTTGACCGTGCGGCACAGTTCGCTCCTTTCGCAGCTCTCACGGGTTACGATGCCGCTATCAAAGAAACAGGGCGACTTACAGACGAGAAGATTGAAATGGATGAGGAGAGCTTGAATATGCTCAATATGAAATTTCAAATGCTCGTCGATGCTCTGGACGATGAACACGAGGTCACTTTCACATACTTCAAGCCCGATAAAACTAAAGCCGGTGGAGCTTATATCACAGCGGCGGGTTCTGTAAAAAAGATAGATGACTTTGAGCGTATCATTACGATGACGGACGGAACGAAGATTCCGATGGATGACGTGTATTCGATAGAGAGTGACATATTCAAGTTCGTAGATTAACAGTAAGGTGATTAGAATGGCTCAGACAGATTTTGAAAAACAAATAGCGGTAGTTATAGCGGCTCTGTCTGATGCCGGTTATGACCCATACGCACAGCTCACGGGTTTTATACAAACGGGTGACGATACATATATCACACGCAGAGAAAATGCGAGAGCTATTATTCAGACGTTAGACAAGGAACAAGTAGCTCGGTATTTACACGAGCACTTCTCTCGCTGAGAATCCAAGAAAGGAATTTGCCGTATGAAATACAATATTTCTAAATCACGATATTGCTCGGCTGTACAATGCCCTAAAATACTTTGGCTGAAAAAGAATAATCCAGATGCGTTTGATTCGTCTGTTATGAACCAATCCGTGTTAGACACGGGTTCGGCTGTTGGCGACCTTGCAATGAGTCTGTTTGGAGATTATGTCGAAGTTCCTTTTGGCGATTTGGGAGATATGATTTCCGCAACAAAACAACTTGTTGAAGCAGGAACTCCTGTAATCGCTGAAGCCTCATTCTCGGTTGACGGCTTGTTTTGTAGTGTGGATATTTTGAAGATGCTTAATGCCAATGAGGTCGAACTGTACGAAGTAAAAAGTTCTACTTCTGTTCACGACATCTATTACCACGATGCCGCTTTTCAATGCTATGTTCTAAATAAACTTGGATACACGGTCAAATCGTGCAATATCGTTCACATCAATAATCAGTATGAACGATGCGGCGAACTTGATATAAACGAGTTTTTTGTCGTTGAAGATATAACCACCGATGCAATGTTGTTGCAAAGGGATGTTGCTACCAACATTGAAGAAATTCGTGAGTATATGAGTCAAACAGACGAGCCGTGCGATGACATTGGCGAGCATTGCTTTTCTCCATACACTTGCGGTTTCTTCGGGTACTGCTCACGCAATCTCCCAACCCCTAATATTTTTGATGTGGCAGGAGCCAGAACGTCCACTAAGTTCAAGTGTTATCGCAAAGGAATTGTCTCGTTTGAAGATTTGAACACCTGCGACTTACTTTCCGGCTCGCAATACAAGCAAATTGAGCACGAGCTATTTGATTATCCTCCGTATATAGACAAGGAAAGTATTCGAGGATTTATGAAAACAATTTCCTATCCTCTGTACTTCCTGGATTTTGAATCGTTTCAGCCAGCAATTCCTTTATTCGACCACTCTCGTCCGTTTGAGCAAATTGTTTTTCAGTATTCATTACACTATATCGAGCACGAAGGTGGAGAGCTGAAACACAAAGAGTTCTTAGCATATCCTGGAGAGGACCCCCGCCGCAAATTAGCCGAACAACTTTGTGCGGATATTCCTTTGGATGTTTGCACAACAGCTTACAATATGGGATTTGAAAAAGGCAGAATTAAGGGACTTGCAGAAATATTCCCCGACCTGCGTGAACATCTTATGAATATTCACGACCACATTGTTGACCTTATGATTCCATTCCAGAAAAAATGGTACTATTGTCGAGCTATGCAGGGGTCTTATTCCATCAAGTATGTATTACCGGCATTGTTCCCCGATGACCC